CTTGAGTGATAAGGCTATAGTTTGAATGTTTCGTTCAAGCTATTGAATGTCTGCTAACAATCGCACTGTGGATCTGCTGGTTGAGGCTTTTGACCTTAACCAGCGCCGCAAGTTCGAGTTGAAGAATGCGGCCGGCGAAGTTCTCGTCAACCTGTATTTCAAGCCGATCACCAGAGCTGATCGCAAGAAAGCTCAGAGCCTTGCCGGAACAGAAGAGGCACTAGACATCAGCACGCAGATGCTGTGCCAAATGGCAGAGCTTGAGGACGGCTCTAAGGCGTTTGCTGCTGCTGATGCCCCCAAGCTCCAGCGTCAGCTGCCTGAGACGGTCTTGAACGAGATCGAGCTGTTTTTATTTGGCGTTGGCGATGAGGCCGACATCGAAGAAGCAAAAAACGACTGAGGCAGGACAAGTGGACTTTTTTTGAGTTTCACCTGGCCTGCGAGTTGGGGATGACTGTGAGCAGGCTTCGCACGGAATTGACCGATGCGGAGCTTGTGCACTTTGCTGCCTATTACGAAATCAAGCGTGACGAGGAGCAGAAGGCAATAGATCGCGCCAAGCGCAGTCGGCGGTAGACTTTTTATATCGCTAGGTCGCCGTGGCAGTATCCAGTGTTGAGCTAATTATCAATGCTGCCAAGGCGCTAACGGCTTTGCGGCAGGTCGATAGAGAAGGCCGCAAAGTACAACAGGTCATGGGACGTGCTCAAGGTGCGCTATATAATCTTGGGGAGGTTGGTGCACGAGCGACTAAAAGGCTGAGCGGTGGCTTCAAAGGTGCTGCACGTAATGCAAAAGATTTGAATAACAGTCTAAGTAACTTGCGTGGTGGCCTTGCGCGCCTTGGCGGCGCAGTTGCAGCAAAAGAAATTATCGAAACTGGCGTATCAGCTATTGAGTCAGAAAGAAAAATAAAGTTATTGACAGCTGCAACTGGCGACACGGCTGAAGCTCTAAATATTGCAGAACGTGCGGCTGCAAAATTTGGTTTAAGCCAAACGGAAGCAAACATCGGTGTTGCGCGTCTGCTGGCACGCTTAAAGCCAATGGGAATGAGTCTTGAAACTATTGAAGAAACTTTTGTTGGGTTCAACACGGCTGCAAGATTAGCTGGTGCCACCGCGTCTGAATCTGCCGGTGCATTTTTACAGTTGACGCAAGCGCTGGGTAGTGGTGTTTTAAGAGGGCAAGAACTCAATTCAATTCTTGAGCAAGCGCCCTTGATCGCACAGGCTATCGCTCAAGAGTTGAATGTCACTGTCGGTGCTTTGAAAAAACTTGGTGAAGAGGGAAAAATTCTCTCGCCAGTTGTTATTAACGCATTAAGCAGGGTTGGTCGAGAAGGCGCTGATCAGTTGACTGAAGCACTAAAAGGGCCTGGACAGCAATTTAGAAATTTAAGAAATGCAGCGATTGAGTTCAGCGATACCGCGACCCAAAAATTGTTGCCTGCAATATTGCCAGTTGTTAATGCAGCGACTGAGTTGCTTAAAGGTTTTGTTGCTTTACCTGAGCCCGTAAAAGCAGTAATTGTTGGCACTGCTGCTCTAAGCATTGCATTTGCTGCATTGCCTCCAGCAATTTTGTTGATTAAAGGTGCGCTAGTCGCTCTTAAAATTGCTTTCTTGGCCCTTCCGTTTGTAGCTGCTGCGGCAGGGTTGGTTGCGATCGGAGTTGCGGCCGCCCAAGCCAACAAAAAAATAAAAGCATTTAATGATGTTGTTGCCATAACAGGCGACACAACAAAAGAACTAGACAGAGAAGCTGAAGAGGTCCAAAAAGAAATTGACAAACTTGCCGTCAGCCTTAAGCGTGGAGGACACGAAGGACGAATCGCTAGAAAAAAACTTGATAAATTGAATGAGGCTCTTGACAAAATTCAGGCTCGAAAAGATTTAGTTATCAAGCTAAAAATTGACGTTCCTTTCCCTGATTTTGACAAGATGGGGCCAGGCTTCAAAGAGGAGTTGAACAAGCTTCTTGGAATTGAAACCGAGGAGCAAAAACAAGCAAGACTCAAGCGAGAAGAAGAGGCGCAAAGGATTGCGGCAGCATCTGCGGATCGTGTGAGTTCTCTTAAAGAGCAAGCGTTGTTGGCTTCGGCTCTTACAGATGAGGAGCTAAAGCAGTTTGAACGCCAAATCCAAATCGCAAACCTTTTAGAGAACAAAAATGGTCTAACTGAAAAACAGTTGCGTGCTGAACTTGAAGCGACACTGGCCTTGCATGAACAACAGGATGCCACGGAAGCAATAGTCAAGGCAAATGAGGAACGAACAAAGAGCGCGGAAAAAGCTGCTGAGGCAGAAGAAAAAAGACTTGCAGATTTGAAAAAGGCGCAAGAAGAGGATCCGTATTTTCAAATGCGGCAAAGGTTTGATGAGTTGATAGAGCTTGAAAATCAGGTTGCTGCAGGCGCAACCGCAATCGGCAACGCGTTCAGCAATGCCTTCACATCTGTCATTACTGGCAGCAAGAGTGCTCAGGAAGCTTTAGCGGACATGATGGCGTCGGTTGCCGAACACTTCCTCGACATGGCGGCAAAGATCATTGCGCAGCAGCTGGCGATGATCCTCTACGGCACGATCATGAAGGCGCTTGGCGTTGGACTTCCAACGATGAGTAGCGGATCTCCCATTGACATTATGGGAGCGGACGCATCAACAGTAGGCGCTCTTGGCGGAATCCCTACTGGATACGCAGACGGCGGTTATGTTTCAGGCCCGACTAATGCTCTTGTCGGTGAAGGTGGCGAGCCGGAGTACATCATTCCCCAGTCAAAAATGCGTGAAAGCATGGCGCGTTATTCACGCGGTGCTCGTGGTGGTTCCGTCATTCCTGAGAATGGTGAAGGTGGCACTAACGGCATGGGTGGCGGAACAGCAGTTGCCGAACCAATCGACGTTCGATACACCGTCGAACGCATCAACAGTGTTGATTATGTAACTGCTGATCAGTTCCAAGCTGGGATGGCGCAAGCTACGCAACAAGGCGCTAAACAAGGTGAGCGGCTTGCATTGCGTCGGCTGCAGCAATCTTCATCTGCCCGCACTCGAATCGGACTCTGATGGATACCACCTTTTCGCTGGCCTATTACTTGAACATCCGTTCGCCCGATAGCACCACGATCTATCGTTTCCAAAACTTCTACATTGGCGAAGACGCTACTTTTAACAGCAACACATTCGGCTTTTTGCCCTTCGGCTTTAGCGGCACAACAGTCACAAAGGGGGCTGACAACGAGCCTGCCGTACTGGTGTTTCCAAACAACTCACTGACACGTAGTTGGATTGAGACTGCTGTGGCTGAGTATTGGGTGTGCAATGTTCGCACTTTGCTGGTCAACGCAGACGACAAGTCCGACACCAGGCTGTTGTCACGATATTTCTCGCAGATCGTTGGAGCGACCTGGGATTCAAGTGCCGTGCAGCTGGAGCTGGCGTCTGTTTTAGACGCGGTTGGTGTTGACCTGCCGCGCAAGCGTTTGACACAGCAGCTAGTGGGTAGCTTGCCTGTAACTAGCAGCGTCCGTTTCTAGTGCTGGATCTGATCGGGATGCCCTATGAGCTGGGCGCTGATCCCAGTAGCGGCAAAACAGATTGCATCAGGCTTGTTTATGAAGTCCGCAATCGTATGGGACTAAGCAGCCCACCGCTTGATATTGCTTGGTACACCGATAGCAAAACCACTGTTCTACGAGCGTTGCTCACCTGGGGTAGAGAAGTGCAAGATCCTCTGTACGATGGTGATGTGGCTTTAGCGTCACATAACGACTGGGCTTTCGGTGTCGTATGGCAAAAGGGGATTCTGCGAATCAGCGAGCTTTCGAAGGCGGTCGCATGGTCCCCTATCGGCAGCAAGCAAGTGCGTTGCCGTTGCTTCCGTGGGAAAAGCAGTTAATAGCTGCACTTGGGTGCAGTGAAGATGAATACAAGCGATTTGTGCGTTATATGCACGATCGCGCTGTGGTGCGTCCAGCTGGTTATGAGTTAATCCCGGACATCCAGAACGGCCCTGATCCGGCTTTAACTCTTGCCATTATCAGCCTTGTTGTCGGCGTAGCCGGCACTGCAGCGTCTATTTTACTTGCGCCAAAACCTCAACAACCTTCAAGCCCAGACGAGGTCAAGTTCCGCAAGCTTCGCAGCATAACTGGCAAGCAAAGTTTTGCGCCCACATTTGGCTTTAGCTCTCAGCAGCAACTAGCAGAATATGGCGCACCTGTGCCGATTGTTTTTACTAAACAAGAACTTCTGACCAGCGATTTAGGTGAAGAGTACTACGCTGGCGGCGTTTTGATTTCACCGCTGCTTGTTTGGAGCCGTCTTAAAAGCTTTGGCAGCCATCAAGTAGTTGAGCTACAGATGGTTGCGGGTCAAGCCCCCATGGAGCGTGCAGACGTTACCGGCATTTTCATCGGCAACAACACGCTCGATGCGATGCACGATGAAAGCTATCAGTTTTACTACACAGGTGGTTTTGACGAGGATACGAGTAGCCGTTTGACAGGCAGAAATAAGCGTTATGGCGAATTAGCGCAGCCGCCGGTTACTGGACAGGATCAAGAGGCTTTTTTCTGCGCAACAAACTTAGGTGGCGGTCGTCCAGGTTTTTGCCATGCCTATACGCCCAGTTCACAGACGAAATTCGGCATGTATGCAGCTGTTCCGAATGGAACGCCGTATCGCATCAACTGGGAGGTCATCAGCGTTCCAAAGCTAGAGGGAAAGAAAAACGATGATGCCAGAGAAGAAGCAGCAAAGCAGTATCGGATTGTCGCTCAGGCTGACATGGATACTGTCCTTGGCGGTGAAGATCTAAAAGAGCCTTATTTCAGCGGAATGCCTGGTGTTGGCAGGAATTATGGACGCCATGTGGGCGTAATCGACCATAACGGTTTTCGTGTTCCAGGGCCTGACCTTGCAGAAGGAACTGGTACTCGGATTAGGACGGTCAATAAAGGTGATCGCATCACTATTGTTGTTGGCTATGGCAGGCAAGAGCGCAAGCCAAACTGGTCCCGTGCTGATTTCACGAAAGGCGCAAATATCAACACCGAAGATGTGCGTAGTTCTACAGACAGCGAAAATGTACGGTACGACACTCAATTCAAGCTTGGCGCTTATTTCTTAATTGGCCGCTGCATGTTCCGCGTCATAAGTCGCAGCGATCATGTCTATGAGCCAGGGAAAACAGGGCATGTCCATGTTGAGCTTCAGTGTATTGAAACTTGGAGCCGCCAGCAAAACAAAATTGGCCTTGTCGCTCTAAACAAGGTTGGGCAAAATCACTTTCTTACCGGTCCTGATATTTCAGAGGCTTTCTTCCCAATCTGCCAGGTAGAGCTAGCTAATTTTGTTAATAACAAGGATTGTGACGTAACTGAACTGGGTCTTAGGTCAAACGTGTGGCTGCGTTTCGACAATATATGCAATTTTAACTCTATTCCTACTCCAGAAACGCTGATTAATAAGAACCGAAAAAAGATCCAGCTGTCTACACCACGTCGCAGTAGCTATGCAACTCGCACGTCATATTTCAATCTTTATGTTCGTCCTGCTAACGAGAATGCAGACGGTTCGGCTAAGTGGGTGTTTCTTCGGGATTTCTGCGTAAGAGGAAGTTCTCCTATTGATCAATATAACTTTATTCGCGTTTTCCATCCGGAACGTGGGCGTTTTGAGTATCGCATTCGACCTGTAACTTCAGCCGAGCAAGTATTCACTGGCAGCCCAAGTTCTACCATCTCGGTGCTAGACGCAACCGCTGCTTATAGCCAGTCATCCGTGACAACCGAATACGGAACTTTTATTGTTGGAGCGAAATTTAGGACGATCGTCAACAGAGATGCCTGGGAGCTAAAGGAAATGATTGACCGCCCAAGCCGAATTGGGCAAACAACAACAGTATCAATC